TAATAATGAGATAGGGCCAAAGAAAGTAAGTATAGATGAAAACAATGAGATTAAAAACTTTCATGATAAATCCAAGTCTTCAGGCGGCATTACGTCTGGTGAGACAAATACAAGAGAAACAAGATCTAAATTAAAAGATAAGAAAAATTTACAAAACACAAACTTTGTTGCTGATAGAGTCGCAGCCGGGGTTTTATCTTCAAGTTTTGCTTCTGCAGTTCCAGGCCAAATTGAAAGAGTCAATGGTAAAGCTACAACTCCTAGAATTGGTCATGATGCGATAGGACAAACTGGAAGAGCGTTAAATGAGAATAAGTATCAACCATCAGAAGCTGCTGCAAAAGCTAAAACTTTTACTTATGCCGTTGAAGCTAGATTTAATCCTAATAATCTCACAGAAATAACACATAATACTTTACTTGGAAAAGGCATACCAATATCCAAATTCACTGGTGCTGTTGGAAACAAAACTACATTGAATCATATAACTGATAATGACAAAAGATTTCAAGTAGCCAGAAATTTACTAGTTCAAGCTCACATCATAGAAATATTCAGAGAACTTAGTTTATTTAAAGGATATAACTTGGTAATTGCTGAAGGAATATATCAACCGGGACCAACTGAGACTCCGACCCCTGAAAGTTTTAATGATCTAGCTCAAGACGGAAGAGCCGTTGCTTATGAAATATATTCTCAAGATGGTGCAATTGCTTTAGATAAGCTCTATGATTTTGCAGAATTTTTAAAAGACACTTATAGTTATAATACACTAGGTTTGTCTTACGACAAATTTAACACAGATGGAACTTTACATGGTCAACTAATAGTTAAAATTCCAATGATTCCAACAACATATTCAGCAACATATGACATGAAATTAGAAACAACTTTTAACTCCGAGGTTCAGAGTTCTTCTGATTTGGTTGAAATACTTTCATAACTATATAAATATGGTTAAACAGAGGATAGAATGGTTACAAAAGCATTTTCAATAGAAGACGGAAATCAGAGTTCTTCAATACTTACAAGTCGAAAGACTAAGTATTCTGATATAGATTTGCTTTTTGCTAGAAAAATATCTGGAGATATATTTAAAAAAGTAGATGCGTCGGCTGTAAAACAATCGGTAAAAAATATAGTGAGAACAGGAACACTTGAAAAACCTTTTAACCCAGAGTTTGGTAGTGCACTAGGAAGTTACTTATTTGAGTTAGCTGATAATGATTTATTAGTACCCGTTGAAGAAGCCATTAAAGAATCTATAACTAATTTTGAACCAAGAGTTAGTAACGTAAATGTTACTGTTACACCAAAAGCTGATCAAAACGAGTTATCTGTTACGATAGAATATTCAATTGCAAATGTTACTGCAACTCAGTCCATAAACACTACAATAGCGAGGTTGAGATAAATGGCCACAAATATTACATCAACTGCTTTAGACTTTGATAACATCAAAGCATCTTTAAAGAATTATTTAAAACAAAAAACAGAATTTGCTGATTATGATTTTGAAGGATCAGGTATTTCAAACATTTTAGATGTTTTAGCGTATAACACACATTTTAATGGATTGATAGCCAATCTTGCTACAAATGAATCTTTTATACACACAGCACAATTAAGATCATCTTTAGTATCTCATGCTGAATCATTGGGGTATGATATAAGGTCTAAAACTTCTTCACAAGTAAAGTTTACGGCAACTTTAAATTTAACTGGAGTTGCAGGAAGAGCCCAAGCGTATACACTTCCAGTAGACACGGCTTTTAGTGGATCAAATGAAGATGGTACTTTTAATTTTTTAACTACAGAAGTTTACACTGCTGCAGACGATGGAACAGGATTATATACTTTTAAAGATATTAATGATGTTTCTGCTGTAACTGGATTTGAAGGTACTAAAATAACAAAAACTTTTTTTGTCGGGCAAAAAACAGATAGACAAGTTTACATAATACCTGATGAAGACATTGATACTACAACAGCAATTATAAGAGTGTTTCCGACTCCTTCATCAACAGAGTCTGATGAATATACACCACTTAGCAGAGCTATAAAAGTAGATTCCGATTCAACTTATTACACTTTAAGAGAAACACCTAATGGTGGATACGAACTTAATTTTGGAGACGGTGTAACTTTTGGAAAAGCTCCTGACGCTGGAAGTAAGATAGTTGTTACATATTTGAGAACATCAGGAACAACTGCAAACGGTTGTAAAAATTTCACAACTGAAACATCGGTTAACATTGGTGGAACAGTTTATCCGCTATCAATAGTTCCACAAACAAATTCTGTAGGTGGAGCTGATAAACAAGGAATAGAATCTATAAGACAAAATGCTCCAGCAGCATTTGCTGCTCAACAAAGACTTGTAACGCCTGAAGATTATAAAGCTACAATTTCGGCAAACTTTCCTACAATTTCTGATATATCTGTGTGGGGTGGTCAAGATAACATTCCTATAGCTTACGGTAAAGTTTATATTGCATTGGATTTTAATCCTGGTTTAACAGAAGCAGCAAAAACTACAATTAAAAATAATATTAAGACTAATTTTTCTGATAATTTGGCTGTTATGTCCATAACTCCAGAATTTGTAAATCCTCAAGAAGTTCATCTTGAATTAAGAACAAATATAACAGTAAATCCTGACATTACTTCAAAAGCACCGGTTACACTAGAAAATGAAACTAGTCAAGTAATAAAAGATTATTTTGACAATACTATAAATGGATTTGGAAAAACTTTCAGAAGATCAAATCTTTTAACTTTAATAGATGGTTTAGACGACGCATTACTAAATTCAAGAATAGATGTTAAAATGCAAGTGCGACTGGTTCCAATTTTAAATCAAAGTCAGGCTTATGAACTAATATTTCCAGTAGCCATTGCTGAGCCTGATGATCAAAATATAATAATTGAGTCAGCTTCTTTTGATATTACTGGCATAAACGGTACATGTAAAATAATTAATAAGTTAGGAACTAACACACTTAGAATAGTAAATATTGATGACAATAATTCACTTGTAACAGATAATGTCGGAAGTTATGATGCAATTAAAGGTAAATTGAACTTAACAAATTTTAATCCATCTCTGATAATTGGTGGTGTAAATTTTATAAAATTTTCAGCAGTTCCTCAAAATGAAGGTAATATAATTGCACTTAGAAATTTTATATTTAAAAATGATACTAGTAAGACAATAACAACAAGTACTATTGATAGACAAGGTGTAAGAGTAGCTCTATAATGGTTGAGAAAACTTTAACAGATTACGGCCGGCTTGACTTAAACTTTCATCGTAGTATGGTGAAAGAAGTACTTCCTGAATATTTTACTGATGAATATCCAAATCTAATAACTTTTCTAGAAGGTTACTATGAGTTCTTAGATAGCGGTGATAACTTTGGTGCGCTAATACAAGATCTTTATACTATACGTGATGTTGAAGCATCTTCTTTAACACATTTAGATAACATGTTTAAAGAATTTGCACAAGGAATGAGTCAAGATTTTTTTAAAAATCCAAGAGAGATAATAAGAAATTTTGCTAGGTTTTTTAGAGTTAAAGGTTCAAGATATTCAGCCGAAGGATTTTTTAGAGCATTTTATGGTGAAAATGTTGAGATAAGCTTTCCAAAAAACGATATCTTTATTTTAAATGATTCGAATCATAAAGTTAATGATCAATTTAGTGTAATACAAGATGGAGCTGCTTTCCAAATATTGTCAATAATGCTAAAAGTACCACTTTCTATGAGTATTTGGGAAGAACAGTATAAAAAATTCGTTCATCCAGCTGGATTCTTTTTATCTAATGAAGTATTAATTCAGCCAAAAGTAAGTGATACTGTTGTTTCATTGCCTGCTATCTTTGACTCGACAAAAGGTGCTACATTACCAGTATTAGTATTTGATGATAATGCTGGAATAGTTATGAGTGATACGCCAGATATTACTATTATAGATAACATGGGTGCCACAGCATATGTGATGACAGGTGATAGTACTAATATGGTTGAATTCAATCAAGTTGACAGCATAACAAGTTCATGGACAGCAAATAGTAACAATGCTTTTGGATTAAAAGATTCTTCTATAAGTTATACATCAGCTAATCCAGGTTCGAACAGAGTCTTTAGCGTAAGAATGGATCCAAACGAAACAGTAGAAAAGTATAAAGATGATTCGATAGGAGTACTTGATAAAACATACAGATCAATATTTGACATGGCTGATGCGAGTAGTCCGAGATTAGATAGAATTCCAATAAACGGATTTCCGACTGATATTAGATTCGATAATACAAAAGAAACATTTGATCAAGGAATATATGATTCTCATGGAAGGACATGGAACTATATGTCTAATCTTTGATGAAAACAAGTATAAATAACATAAACGTACGGGATAAATGATATGGCCGCTATAATAACAGATAGACTAAGACTCGCTATCGTAGATAAAATTGTAACAATCATGCAAGATACTACTGATCCTACATATATAGGATTTGGTAGATCAGAAGTGTGGAATGATTCTGATACAGCACCTACTCCTATAAACAATCTAGATGAAGAAAGAAAGTTTAAAAATACTCTACAATCTGTAAAAAAGATAACTGGTGCAGCCACAGTAGTTCCTAGAGTCAATTGGATAAGTGGCACAATTTATCATGGTTGGGATAATCAAACAGTCGACTATGGATCTAAATCATTTTATGTTTTAACTGAAAATTTTGGTGTATACATTTGTTTAAGATCTGGTAGAAGTAATACTGGCACAATTGTTCCATCAACTATTCAGCCTACAGGATCTAATAACGATGCATTCGAAACTGCAGATGGTTATGTTTGGAAATTTTTATACAGAATTGAAGAAATTGATGCTAGAAAATATATGACAGCAGCTTTTATGCCAACAAGAATTATTCCATCTATTGATTCGAATTCCACCGATGCAGCATTAAAACAATTTGAAGTTCAGAATCATGCAGATGCTAAACAAATTACTCAGATCATTGTTACTTCTGGTGGAAGTGGTTATACTTCTCCACCTGCTGTTTTAATTACTGGTGATGGAGATAGTAGCTTCTCAGCATTAGCAACTATTGATAGTAGTTCAGGCCAAGTTACAAAAGTAGAGTTTCAAAACGATTCAAGCACTTTAGATTATCCTCAAGGCTATAATAATGCAACCATTGAATTAGCCGGTGGAGGTGGTACAGGTGCAACGGCAAGAGCAGTATTGAGTCCATTAGACGGATTCGGTAATAATGCACAGTTTGATTTAAAAACATCAGGAGTAGTTGTTCATTGTAAAGTCGAAGGATCTGATTCTGATTTTGTCGTAGGACAAGATTTTAGACAAATTGGTATATTAAAAAATGTTAAAAAGTCAGCGACTAACTCTGCTTTCAGTGGGTTAACTGGTAATACACTGAAACATATGAAAATGTCTTCAATATCTTCAACCTTTAGTGTAGATAAAGTTTTACGAGGTGTGACTAGTAATGCTGTAGCAATTGTTGACAAAGTCGATTCTAATAAAGTATTTTATCATCAAACAGATGCAACAGGATTTAGAGCATTTGTAAATGGAGAAACGATTAATGAAAGTAATGGAACTGGAGCAGGCGTAATTGATTCTGCATTAATATCACCAATGATAGACCCCTTTTCAGTAAAACTTCATTATCTAAATAATAGAGCCCCTGTTGATCGATCAGCATCACAAAACGAAGACATAAAAATTATTTTACAAATTTAAGAGTTTATAAATGCCAACTACATTAACTGAAAATTTATTTGCAACAAAATATAAAGATGACTACGCTGACAGCGATGGTTTTCACAGGATATTATTTAATCCTAGGAGAGCTCTTCAAGCAAGAGAACTTACTCAACTCCAAACTATTATTCAGAAAGAAATCGAAAGATTTGGAAAAAACGTTTATAAAGAAGGGGCTGCAATCAATCCCGGTGGATTAATTATTAATGATAATTATGAATTTGTAAAGATCACAGACGGCACCTTTCCTGAAAATATTGTAGGAACAGAATATACTGGTCAAACATCCGGTGTAGTA